CTCGAAACAGGATCGAGCGCTTCTTCAACCGGCTCAAGAACAGCCGCCGGGTGGCCACCCGGTATGATCATACCGCAAGTAGCTTCCTCGGCTTCGCCAAGCTGGCTACGATCAAGCTGTGGATCAACTTTGTCCACGCGGCCTAGAGCCTTTCGGTGCTCACGGCAGCGCCTTCGAAGACAGTTTCCTAGGCTTGCGGGCCGACGGGCAGCGCCCGACTGGTCAGATCTGCCAGACGGGCTTCCTTGCGGGCGCTTCCGGCGCTGCTGCCGACCCAATAGCTGACAACGCTCGTTGCCATGGCACCCAAGGTGCCCAGGAGGACGTTGAGCACTGGCGCGGCCGTTTCTGGAAGAGAACGAAGGAGCGTGAGCGCCACCACGCCGCCGAACGTGATCAGGACGACGACGCTAACGATCGGAGCGCCCCAGGCTGCAGCCGATCCCGATTGCGCCAGTTGCAGGGTCATGGCGCGCGCGTTCGCGACGTCGGCGAGCTGCGCCGCCAGCTTGTCCTGCGCCGCTTTGTCCGCCGCTGCCGCCTGCTGGGCGGCGATCGCCGCCAACTGCACGCGGAGCTGGCCCGCTACCTCCGGATCGGCCAAGGCCGCGACCTGCGCGTCGGGCTCATCGGCACCGGTTGCCGACTTGATGGCGCCCTTCACGGCCGCGACAGTCGCGTCCGAGTTGCCACCAAACAGCCAGCGGCCGAGCTCGGGAGCTATATCGAGGGCGAGACCGCCGACAGCGCCGAGCGCCGTTCCGACCCCGGGCACCGCGGTTCCGGCAACGGCACCTTGGGCTACGTCTTCGCCTACCTTCAGCCAGTCCATCACTTTGCTCCCGCTATGCGCAGCGCGTCGAACGGCAGCCGACTGACCCGGCGTGCCCAGCCCAGGCCGAAGGTTCGCCAGGTTGGTAGGCCCGCAATGAAGACCAGGCGCTGTGCCTGGAACTCGGCCAGCAATGTCGCGCCTTGCCCGGCGGACGCTTTGACGGCGGCCATTGTCTCGCGACCGAAAATCCCATCCACCTTCACTCTAAGGGCGGCCTGCAGCCACTTCACGGCACGAGAGACGCCGCTGTTGACCGCCGCGTCGAAGACGAGGAGAGCCAAGGCCGCGGGCAGTTCGTCCGCGCGCAGGAGGTTCCAATACTCCTGCCGGTAGATCGTCTTGGCGCCGTCGAGGGTGAGGGCCGCGATGTCCAGATCGGGATGCGAGCCGGCTGCGATCCCGTATTTCGTTCCGTTGCACCTTCCCTGGCCACATCGTCCCCCGGTCCAGTTGCCCGGATCACTGGGATCGGTCGAGTAACCACCCTCCTCGCCCACGACGACAGCAAAGACTTGATCGAAGATGGTCGTCATTTCGGTTCCTCCAGACCGGGGATCGACATTTCTGGCCAGGCGGGGACGTCTACGTCTTCGCGCGCGCATAAACCGGCGACCATGGCTTGCGCGTTCAGTCCGTCATGTCGCAGTTCGTGGGCCCGTTGATTCCACCAGCGAGCCAGATCCCAGCCGCGGTCACGATCCGCCTCCACCTCGGCGAGCCGGGCTTGAGCCCGCGCCAGTTCGGTGCGTAAGCGGTCGAAGAGTTCCGATTGCTCTCGCGACAGGGCCGCCCGCTGGGACTCGAGATCCCGAAAGAGGACCTGTTCGCGAGACAGCGCGCCTTCTTGCAGCCGATCTCGCCGTTCAACCCACCAGCGCCAGAACACCCACACGCCGCTCGCGGCGCTGGGCATCGCTGCGGCAGAGACGACCCACCAAGGATTGCTTACGAGTTCAGGCATTCCTAGCACCCCGGGGTTCGTCGCGGACCTACCGCTCAGATGCCTGCACGCGCTCTCCGATATGCCAGATAGTACCCCATGCCGGCGATGATCGCGTATGTTCCTGATCCGAAGCTGGCACCGGACATCAAGAAGCATCCGGCCAAGACGCCGTGAGCGGTTGCGAGGACCAAGACGCTGACCAACTGCAGAACTGATCGGCCGGCGGCCAGGCCGATCAGCCCGATGTTGGCTACGGCCCAAAACGCCATCGCCCAGACCGGTTCGGGGGCAATCCGTGACATGTAGGCGTAGATCGCGGTCCCGCTGAACGTGTTGTCGGGTATGGTCAGCCACAGGGCGATCCAGGCCATGATCGCAGTCAGCCCCGTATGGATGCCGTTGCGTGCGTCGTATAAACCGTCGGTGCTATTCGCCATTTTTGGTAGCGTCCTGCCGTGCTTCTACCCTTGGAATTGGCAGAGCCGATCACGCGAAGCCCTGCTAACCCCAAGTCGCGGTGGCCCACGTCAGGAGCGCGGTCGTGTCGGCGTCCGTGAAGCGCGAGCTGAACAGCATCATTCCGTAGACGGGGCCCCAGTAGGGGGTGATGGTGAGAGGACCCGGCGTAATTGCCTCACCTTGGTTGGACGTACTGGATCCAATCGAGCCGGCAGGCGAGAACGCCTCGAGCAGCCCCGTGCTGGCCTGATATCGGACGAGTACTTTTCTGTAGTTCCCGGCGAGATTCAGCACAGAGGAGCTGACGGTGACGCCGTTGCTCCCGCGCTTGAAGATGAGGTTCGAATTCCAATCCATGGTCATCGCGATCGTGCTGCCGAGTGCCCAGATCGTCCAGTCGTTGGCGATCTGCCGCAGGGCGCAAAGGATCGTGAAATCGCCTGTCAGGGAGGTGCTGAGCCCGGAAGCAGTCCCTAGGCCGGTATAGGGTTCACAGGTAATACCTGCGCGATCGTCGTAAGTACGAAACTCTAAGGCGGGCGGGTTTTGATACGTGGTGAGGAGGTTGGCGGCGTTACCGGTTTCGTCGCCCCAGGCTTGAGTGACTTGCGACGGCAACGATCCGATGTCCCCGGTCGGCGCGACGGTCGCCGCGGTGTCTTGCCAGACAAAGTTTGGAGCGACATAGCTCGCCACGAGGCTCGATACGGCAGCGGCCGACAGGCCGGCGTAGGACGCATCGGGGCCGCTGCCGAGCAGGACCGAGCGGGTGGCGGTGGCGAATGCTCCCGAGGTGGCGCTCGGTGAAGCCTGACCCGGTCGATAGACGGCGACCTTGTTGCCGGCGCCCTGACCCGGTGCTGGCACCCAGCCTTCCCAACTATTGTCGTTCCAGATCATCAGCCCGAGTGGGGTCTGCTTCGTGCCGCCATTCACAGCTACCTGCAGCGTACTCGCGGGCGTTCCGGCGCCCGAAGGGCCGCTTAACTTCATCAGGCCGCCGGCCACTTGGGTCAATGGCGTATTGATTGCTACTGCTTGGGCCGAGTTCGATGGCGCCGGGATGAAGATGGGCGTCGTGGTCGCTCGCATTCCCCAGCCATAGGGGATGCCGTTTACTACATCCACCCGATCGTCGCAGAGCAGGGCGCCGGCCAAGCCGCTGATAGTACTAGCACCGTAGTAGTCGACGCCGTAGTAGACGTCGAACGCGGTGGAGTCGGTCAAGGGCGCCGTTACGCCATTATAATACTTGTAGAGGCCGGCGCCGGCCGTGCTGTCGAGAAGGATCGTGATTTGATTGTTGACGTTGTCGATGGCCACCGTATTTGTGAGGTCCAGCGCGACTTCGCCGTTCGGCGATGTTCCGCCATTCTCTCCCGCAGGGTAGACGGCAATGGCCGGAAGGTAGTCCTCCGGAACTGGAGAGTTGGTGATGGTCGTCCCGGGATCCTGCGCGGCAGAGGTCTGATACGGCTCCGCCCAGCCATAGCCGCCAAGGACCGACCCACCGTCGTGCTGGAACCCGACTCTAAGCGTGTAGCTGCCCGAAGCTCGTGACCCGCTTGTGAGCGAGGGTCCTTTTCCGCCGCCGAAGCCGCCATTTTGGTCCGTTTCGGCCGCCATGAATGCGCGAAATAGATTACGGGCCATCCGAACTCTGCTGCGCATCGTCGAGTGCCCATTCCACCAACGGTTCGCGTCGAAGCGATCTAATGCGATTGCGTTGCTGGGGTGCTGCGATTCGAGTTCCTTTGAAAGAGCAACATTAATTCCGCCATAGCCGGTTGGGGCTGATGCACCGCCGGTCCACCAGCCCATTCCGTCGTAGCAGAAAATGACCGGGATCGAGGAAAGCGCCTGCACCGCATTGTAGATGTTGTTCAGGGTTCGCCGCCAGTGTCCCTTGCCATACCCGCCCCCGTTTGCACCAAGGAGGAAGTAGCGGAACTTGTAAGGCGTCGATCCCGTGTATGGCATCATATAGTGAGAGAACGTGAACCAACCGCCGCCATTGGTGTTCCAGACCTCCATGTCGCCGCCAGTCGAGAACACGCCGCAGACGCCGCAGACAACGCCGAGTTGGCTGTTCATAAGGCGCAGAAATTCCATTCCGGCCGAGGTTGCATAGTAATTACCATTGCCATCGTTGGCGGCGTTGCCGGGCATGACCCAGGTAGCTGAGCCCGAGCCAGGGCCATTTGGCGGATAGCGATTGTCGGCTGCGTTGATCATCGAACCTGCGGCCGGGCCGACCGAGACGATCTGGCTCAGATCGCAGTAATTGCCGGGCTGCGTGGTTCCGAAGAACTCCCACTGGTTTGCGAGACAAGACCAGAAAGACCGCGACATGCCGGTGACGAGCACACCCATCCCGATCGGGCGCGCGATCCGCACCGGGTTGGTCATGGCCCCATCGAGGGCGAGATCGATGTAGTAATAGGCTGGGCCAGCCGGGATATCGGCGACGACCTGCGTCGGACTGTTCGCGTTCGTGTTCTGTGGAACGTTGCTGGCGATCTGGACCGACGGATTCAGCAAGGTGCCGGTACCAGGAGTGCTGGCACTCGCGCCGGCACTGTCCGCATCGTACAGCTGGCAGAATAGGCCGGAGCTTGCATTAGCTGCTGCGATCTGGAATGTGACCGCGCCCCATCCCTTGTTGTACGGCGTCGAGAATCCAGTCGGGTTGCCGCTGGCCGCGTCGCGCTGGAACACGCGCCGGTAATCGGCGATGCTCGAATTTACAGACATCGTGCCGGGGGTGCCGCCTGTGGCGGGAACACCGCCCCCAACAATTCCTGCACTAATCAACCACGGCTTGCCCGCTAGCTTGTGCCCGAGCAGGACCGCCATCTACGACCCCCACTTGGAGGTCATATAGCTCTGGATGGTGCTGATGTCGGAATCAGCGAAATTACCGGACCACAATTCGAGTTCGTAGAACGTGCCGATGAAAGCTCCGGTGAACACAGCGTTCGTGGCGGTGGCACCGTTCGCAACAGCGTCGGGCGCGCCGAGCGCGAGAAAGTTCCACGTTTGGGAGCCCGAAGAGCTGCTATTTGTGCCGGTCATCTTCGTTTGGCTGTTGAGCCACAGCTCGGTAGTCTTGTTCGCCGAGTTGTATCGCCAGACCAATTTCTGCAGAACGCTGACGCTGGTTGCCTGGACTGCAACGGCGCCAGCCGGGCTGCCGTTGGCAATTCGGTTCACCTGAACATAGGGGGATCCGGAACTGCTGTACGATAGCACGGCGAGCTGATCCTGCCCGGGCGTGTTCGAGCCGTAACTTCCGTCTGCGGCCGAATTGCCGAACCAAAGGGGCACCCCACCGCCGCTGGTGAAGCCGCTGGGAGCCTTGAAGACGAGCAGGCCTGTATGGTTCAGTCGAAGATTGTCCACCCACGAGGCGTTCGCGACCAACGCTTGCGCCAAGCTCGCGCCGGAGAAGATGACCCCGTTCAGGTTGTTTTGGGATGCGGTCACAAGCGTGGTGGCGCTTGATCCGCCCGAGGCGTTATAGCCATTACCGGATTGATCTGCGAGCGCGGTCACGAGGCTGGTGTTCGAGCCCGTAAGCTGGCTCGCGTCCCATATTAACTGCCGGGCAACACCCGAAGTCGTGATGCTTGGGTAGGCGGGTATCGGACTGACCGAGTAGGTTAGGTTGCTCGGGTTCGTCATGGTGGGCGAACTGGTCACCGCAATCGCGGCAGTTCCCGCTGTGCTCGGTGTCATGGTGCAGGTGACGGCCGCCGTGCTGGCCGCGACGGTGGTGATGGTGGTCGGGGTGAAGGTCGCGGTGACCCCTGACACGGCGGGCGTGAGGACAACGTTCGAGGGCCACGCGCCCGAAACCGGCGTAAAGGTAAGCGTGAGGGTGCCATTGAGATTGCCAGATGACGCGCTCTCGGTCATCGAATAAGCGTTTGCAGCTGCAACGGCAGTGTAGTTCAAGCTGCTGGGATTGGTCAGACTCCCCGTGTTGCTGACGGACAGTGTCGCCGATCCGGCCGTGCTCGGCGTGAAGGTGCAGGAAACCGAGTTCGTGCCGTTGGCCGTGGGCGTCGTCGTGGTCGGCGAGAACGTGCCCGAGATCCCGGCGACGGCCGGCATAATCGTCATCGCAGATGGCCAACTACCGCCGACGGGCGACATAACAAGCGTGACCGCGCTGCCGACAAAGCCGGTGGTTGCGCTCTCACTGATCGTGTAGCTGGTCGCGTACACGACGATGATGGTGTAATTCAGCGCTCCCGTCGTGTTGGTCAGCCCGGCAGCCGGCGTGGAGTTGAGCGTGCCCGAAGTGCCGGCCGGACTTGAGGGTGTAAATTGGACTGAGACCGCGTTGGTGTTCCCGGGCGTGGGCGTAATAACGCCGCCGGCGAGCGTTCCGTTTGTGACGGTCGCGAACGTACCTGCCAATGTCACAACAGTTGGTATGATCGTCTGTCCACTGGCCCAGAGCCCGTTTGGAACGAAGCTCATCGTCACAGGCGTGCCAGACGTACCCGACACGGCCGAGAGCGTCGTTGTGTATGCGGTCGCGGGCGACACGGAGACGGACCCAATCGGCATCGCGCCGAGGCCGGCATTGGCGAACCTTACGATACAGGCCGCGCCAGACGGCAGCGACGTCGTCCCAAGCAGGCCCGAAAGAGGACTGCCGTAGGTAGCAGCACCCAAGCTCTGGTTCTCGACATAGCACCGGAACCCGCTCGTCATTGTGCCGTCGCCGGTGAGGGTTCCGCCCGAGCTACCGGTCAAGATAATGTTCTTGTTGTGGTCGGATGCGGTGAGCGTGGCTGTCGCGCCGCCAAGGGTCATCTCTCGCTCCCCGGCGGGAGTCTTGTTGATCATCGCAGCACGCGACGATTGCGTGGTGGAGTAGTCCGTGCCGCTCCGGTTGACGACGTCCTTGTCCGAAAGCGAGAGCGTGCCTGCATCAGGCAGCCCGTTAATCCCTACGCCGACAACCGAGAGCGTGCCGTCGGTGGCTGCCTGGATGGACGTGCTGTCTACTTTCAAGGGGCCCGGTGAAGAAGCCGAGCCCACGAAGTTCGGTCGCCAAGTCATGTGCAGCATCCTTGAAGAAAGGGCGAACCCGCCGAGACGACCAGGGGTAGAGTCAGTGCTTCCAAGCCTTGAATAGCTGGTTGTCCAGCAAAACTGGCTGGCTGGTGAGGGAGACCGTTGCGCCCGCCGTGATAGGCGTGATCGTGCCCTTCCAATCGCGCATGTAGCTGTAGCCGGACGGAACGGTGTAATTCGTCGGACCGCCGTTTGCGTCCCAGATGGCCATGCCCTGATATGAGCCGGTTCGGGTAAATACACCGGAGTAGATCGATCCGGGATCGGCTGTCGCGTTGCTAATCGTGACGGTAAAATCGACCGTTGTTCCCGGCGTGTAGCTTAGCTTTAGCATCGGCGTGAGGCCGGTGACCGTGCCGAGAGCAGAAGTAGGCACCAGGAAGCATGCCGCCACGTCATTGCCCATGGCTAGCACAGGATAGACGGGTAAATCGACGGCCAGGGGCTGAGTCAAGTACTGGTTTGTCTGTCCACCGCTGGTCAGCGTTCCCGTGATGTAGTAGCCAAGCTCCGCCGTCGTCATACCTCCGCGTGAGCCTGACGTCCCGGTCCCTGTCGCGGCAAGGACGGCGGTCGCCCCCACGGCCCAGTATTGCCCGGATGAGGCCACAATGTTTCCATCAGGGCTGAACGCCACCCGAACATAGCCGACAGCGCTCGCGTTCGCTGTCCCGTGGACGCGGATGCTGACCCCGCCCGTTGCGCTCGTGATCGACCAAGTGATCCCGTTCCCGCTATCCGGATTGTAAGCCATCCAGCCAGACGACCCGAAATTCGTGCCCCCGGCGACCGCACCGGCGCCGTTTGGCTGAGCGACCTGGTTGGTCAGTGCCTGTCGAGCGATCTTTGAGGTCCAGGAGGCGCCCGCAACCCATTTCGTCGCCTCGTGGAAGGTGACACCGTTAATGTTCAGCCCGGTGCCGCCGTCCGTGAGGCCGCCCCATACAGACCCGGGCTGCATCGCGTCGAAAGAGTACCAGTTGAAGTGACTGATCGCCTCTGAAGACGCAATCAGCGGCATGATCGCCGCGGCAGGCTGCATCTGCGCTGCGGGCGTGTTTCCACCCCAGTCCCCCTCAGTCCACGCCATCTGCTGGTTCACGCCATTTCCGGCCAGGATCTGGCGGTATATCTTGGTCGTGTATATGCTTTGCTCCGGCGCGGTACCGTAGAACGAGCTCATGGGATATGGATGCAAGAACAGCACGTCGCTGTAGCTGCCCCCACCCTGCGCATAGAAGCTGTCTGCGAGCGCAAATGAGCCGGAGCCGTAGAAGCTCGGGGTACCAACGACGGCCGCCGGGTCTGCTGCCTTGATCACCGGGTATAACCATGTGACCCAACTCATCGTGGTCTGACTAACCGAACCGCCCAGCGTGTCCGCGAGCCACCACGCTCCGATCTCGTTCAGCGGCTCCCAGTGGGTTATCTGGGTCGCGTAACGGCCGACCACCGCTGTCGCGAAGTTCTTCATGTCTTGAATACTGGTAGGCGGCGTGAACCGGGAGGCGTTGCCGTTAGCCCACCCGGGCGTGTAGCCGAAGGTGTACATCAGCGGATAGATCAAGCCCTTGCTGCGGTAGAGCGCGACAAGGTTGTCAAGTGCCGACCACGAGTAGGTGCCGCTCTGGGATTGCACGCCGGCCCAGTTCGTCATAGCGCCGCCCCAGGTTGCGCCCCAGAGTCGTCCCGACGTGAACGGGATAGCGGGCCAGCGCGAGATCTTATCTGGAGCGCTAAATTGCAAGCCGAAAGCCGTCACGAGGCCGCTCCGAACCACCGCAGGATGACGATCCCGCCGACGCCGTTGCCGCCTACCGCGTTCTGGCCACCGCCGCCCCCGCCTGACCCGTAGCAGGTCGAAGCCGGCGCGCTACCGACCGCGGCAGCAGCACCTCCCGCGCCACCAGCGCAATATGGTCCACCTCCGCCCGAGCCGCCGCCGATGCCGGAGCCACCTGCCGCATCGACCCAATAGGACCGACCATAACCCCCGTTACCACCGCTGGTGCCTGCCCCCCCGCCCCCCGTGCCGCCAGGGACGATGGCGCCGATCGCGGTGGCCTGCTGGATTCCGTTTCCGCCCGCTCCATTCGCTCCGCCCGCCCCGCCAGCGACGTTCGAGATGATCGAGCCGATGCCCCCAGTCTGCTGCACGCTGGATCCACCCGCGCCACCGGCCGCGACACCGCCCGCGCTCCCGCCGGCGCCGAAGGAGGCCTAGAGGCTCGCGATGCTCGCTGCACCGCCAGATACGTAGCTCGCCGTACCCGCGGTCCCATTGGAGCCGACGGCTCCCCCAACGCCACCCGAACCGACCGTAATGGTCAGCGTTGCACCGGCCACCACCGGCATGGCCATATTTGGGATGTAAGTGCCACCGGCACCACCGCCGCCCGCCCCACCTGCCGCATTGCCGCCGCCACCGCCGCCGCCGCCGCCGACGAGATCGATCCAGACCACCTCGACCCCAGAAGAGGGAACGGTCCATGTCGTTCCGGAGTAATCGCACCCGGAAGCGCAGAACGTCGCCTTGTGCCACGTATAGTTGAGTGCCCCGGTCCCACCAAGCACACCGCCCATCGACTGCGAGTGAGCAGCCACAGGCGCGAGCGCAAGCACGCCCGCCAAAATCAAACGGCGCATCACTGAACGATCCCCTCAATGAACGCCGCAGAGACCGGCGTGTAGGTATAGATCGAAGACGAGAACAGAGCGATCACCCCGTTGAGGAACGGCTGCTGCAGCCCGAGCTGGAAGCTGATGCCGCCTGACGCATTCGGCGGCAGATAGATAGCCTGTTTCGGCGTCACCGTTGTCCCCGAAGGGGGGACCGAAGCCACATCGACGAGCAACAAATAACCAGCAGTACTCCCCGCCACCGCGTTGGCTGAATAGAGGCTCCCTGCCGAGGTCTTCAACGCGAGGCTCGGCCCGGCCGACGTCGTCGCCACAAAGGTGGGACTGGGCGGCACAACGCTGGTTGATGAAATGGCGTTCGTCGTTGCAACGGTGGAGTTGTAGATCCCCCGCAACAGGGCCGAGAGTGTCGAGGTCGCGGTTCCGCCCGTGAACGCCGCATCGGTTTGGCCGCCAACGACCCCGTTCAGTGCTGTCTGGTTCGCGGAGGTTGCGGCCCCAACCAACGAGACTGGAAGCGCCGTACCGCTCGCGCTGCCCTGGACCGTAAGGACGGAGACGTTTGGGCTACCCGCGGTCCCCGTAGGAAGAAGTTGGTAGCTCATGCTAGACCAGGCTCCACTCGAGACCGTTGAACTCGACCGCGATCGCGCCGTAGCTGGCGTTCAGCACGATCCCACTTGTTTGCCCATCGATAGTTCCGCTTCCAGCAGCAACGACGGTAATCGGATAGCTGCCGGCATTGCCGGCCATATCCTTTATGCGATGCTGAACGCCCGCCACAGGACTCGCCTCGAGAGTCAGCGTCAGCGCAGCAGGAGAGGCGGTCCGATTGAAGACGATCAGCCCATCCGTCGCCTGCACGGTCGCATTTGCCGAGGACGTAATCACCCGTGGCGCGGAGACGGCGAGTGAGCCGTTCGAGACCTGTAGGCCGGGGCCGAGCGACACCGAAGTTGCCGATCCTGGCGTGCCCGATCCCCCAAGCAATAGGCCCGCGGCAGCGGGGATCGCTCCGTAGACCAGTGCCTGGGTAAATGCCGTGGTGGCAAGCTGGGTGGAGTTCGTGCCTGCTGCGGCAGTCGGTCCGGTGGGCGTCCCCGTGAACGCCGGCGATGCAAGAGGCGCTCGGCTAGTATCCGATGGATGCACATGGTCCGTGGCCGACCATGTGGTCGCGGTACCTGCCGAAGCTGCCCCATTCATAGTTGGAAGCGCAGCGCCCGCGACCGGGATCGACGGCTTGTTTGTTAGATCGGAGTAGCTTCCCGAAGCAGCGACCACTGCAAGGCCCAAGTTGGTCCGTGCAGTTGCCACGTTTGCGAGATCAGAGAGATTGTTCGTTCCAGCAAGACGCGTGACATCCACTGGATGCTGGTGATCGGCCCGTGCATAGAGCACACTTACCCCGACGCTGCCGGAGCCGCTATCCGTTACCGGAACGGTCGTAGCGGCAGTCGGTAAGTTGTTCAGTATTCCTGGACGCCAGGTCATTTACACGAGCCTCCAAACCGTCGCGGATAATGGCAGCAGTGTGATGCCGTCATAGTTCGCGTTTGCGACGAAGGTAGAGGCGCCGCTGATGTTCCCTCCCACCTGCGCGCTAATGGTAATGCTGTTGGTGCCAGCATCTCCTCTCCCGTCGACGATATAGTAGGTTCGGCCAACAGTCGGATTTACGGGGAGAGTGAGGGCGGTCGCGGCGCCTGTGCTCTTATTTACGTTCACCACATAGTCGCCGGTCTGCATGGCATACGGCGAAGCCGTTGAACCGGGGATCGATGCGCCGTCGATCACGAGGGGTGTTACGGCTCCAACGAACCGAGCGTCGTTCCCGGCAGCGACGGTGCCTGCTGCGGTGCCGACATTGAGGGTGGCTGCAGTTCCGAAGGCGGTACCGCTCGTCTTCGTGACCGTCAATACGCCGCTGGACGTGATACTTCCGTCGCCCGAAACGGCGATCCCCGAGAACCCGCTCGCTCCATTATTAACCTGAAGCTGACCCGCCGTCCCCCCCGGCGGATTTGTAGTTCCGCCCGCGCCACTTCCCGACAACACTCCGTTGACAAGTGACAAATTGGCGCCGACTATCACCACCTGTGCCGTGCCCGCTCCGCCCGTCCCGCCGTACAGCGCTGTCACTGGCGCATTCGGCAGCATCGACGCGGAATTCCGTGACACGTAATCCTGAGTGGCAATGGCGTGCCATCCGGTGGTATCGGCCGCGGAGCTCTTGACCCACAACTCGTGATCGAGCAGCGACCCGGACGCCGCCAACCGCTGGTAAACCGTCCCCGGCGTGGCCGCCACAGCGCCGGTCGGGTCTCCGGAGCCATTACCGAAGTTGCTGCCTGATATCGTCCCAGTTGCCGAGAGCAGGCCCGTAAGTCCGACGTTTCCGGTGACGGTCATCCCCCCTGCACTGACGGAAAGCCCACTAGCAAATGTGGCACTGCCACGGAATATGCCGCTCGTGAGAATGTCCAGGCTGTTCGCTGCCATAACCGGAGCACGCACATTTACCCCGACGCTGATTCCGTCGAGGCTGTCGTTCGTGTTGCCGGTGTTCGCGGCATAAAAGCCGCCCGGTATCGTCCCGAGTTGAGGATTCGCGGCGAACCGATTTCCGACTCCGATCACCTGGACCTGAGTTCCAGCGGTCACGACCGAGTTTGTGGCGTGCATGAGGTCGCAGCCGAGGAAGATGGCACGGCAAGCCTGGAGCGAGACATCTCCGGACGTGTTATTCTTAAACCGGCAGTGCGCTACAGAAAGGTCGAGTACGACCCCCGCCCCGCCGTTAACCTCAAGCCCGTAAGCGCCATGGCTGTCAAAGGTGTGCTGATCGATGTGGATCTGCTCGCTTGCAGCTCCAACCAGTTTGATTCCGCTGCCTGTGCCCGTGCTGCCCGACTTGATCCCAGTCCAGCAGCTTGCGATCTTGATCGCACGCACGGCAAAGCCACTACTATCGACAAGGAACCCATTCGCGCCCGCGGCTGCCAATTGGTCCACGACGACGCCCGAAAAGGAGATCTCGAGCCCCGAACGTACGCGGACTCCGAACGATCCCGTCGTGCTCGGGAGGATTTTTCCACCAATAACGTGCAGCCCTTCTGGCTGTTGCGTCGTTGGGACTGCGATGTCGATGCCATTTCCCCCGAGGGCGTACATCTCGGCAATGCTGCTATTAAGCATCCCGTTGTCGATCGCAAAGGCAGTGCCGCATGCGATGAAACGAGGCCGGTTAAAATGCAGAACGTCACCGTTCTGAACCCACACTCCCTTGGTAAACGAGGAGAAAGTTAGCCGATCGAACTCGCATCGTGAATTGTCAAGCGCTTTTGTAACGACGAGGCCTGCGCCTGCCAGGTTGCTTATGTTGCTCAAGGCCAAATCAGCTAAAAGAATGTTGCCTTCGTCGACGGTCATGACTCCCGCCATCACGGCTGACGGTACGATAACCGTTGCATCTCCTTGCCCGACGATCTCCATCGGCACCAACCCGCTTCCGACCGGAGGGATAATTGACCCGGAGACTCGATAAGTTCCAGACGGAATGACCAAGCGCCCGCCGCCGACGGCGGTTAATCGGGTCAGCGCCGCGGTGAACGCAGGTAGATCGTCCCCACCCGAGCCGGGCACATAACCCGCGGCGCCGAAGTCCTTTAAGGAAACGACGTCCCCCAGCCGCGCGCTTACGGTTCTCGAAACGGTCGCCCCCGATGGCGTAACTGTCGCGGCCGACACGTCTGCAACGCTGAGTGTGCCGTCAGCAGCGACAGCAAGCCCCACACCTGCTTTTACCCCACCAAGCACGGTGGTCGTCGCAGGGGTTGCGGCCACGGAGGAGTTTGTGGAGGAAATCACTCCATTCGAGTCGATCTGGACCCCCGACCCGGCGGTAAACAGGCTACGGAGTTGCGTCGCAGCAAGGCGTTTTGGAGCCGCGCCGCTGTTCACCACCACCTCGTCACCTGGCAGCAATGCGGTGGACTGCGCGAAGCTGACGTGGTCCTGTCCCGTGGCGATCAAACCGCTCGACTGAAACGCTACACCGGTTGCCAATGCGATCGACTCCGGCCCACCTGATCCGGCTGACACTCGGCCCAGCAGATTACCGCTTGCAAGCGCGATCGTCGGCTGCGTACCGCTTAGCAGGGTGCCAAGCGTCACGCTTCGGGTGAAGCCGTTCTGGCTGACCGGCAATGCATCCGTGCCGGCGACAGACGTCGCCACCGGCAATTGCTTGATTGTCGGCATACAAGTCTCCGATGTGGAAAGCGGCTGCTGAAGGCAGCCCGTGTCAGAGCGTCATCGAACCGAAAGCACGTGTCTTGTCAGCTCAGGTCGAGTGCATTGCCGCTATCGTCCGTAAGCGGCGAGCCCGTTTCGGTAGTTAGCACCGTGGTGGCCTGGGCTGACATCGCAATGACCGGGAGTAGAACCGACCTGGTGAGACTTCGTCCTGCCTGGGTCCCGAGTGTCAACGTCACCGTGTAGGTCGTTCCATCCTGACCGCCCTGCAGCCACAGCACGGCGCGCGCGCCGTCAGCAGCCGCCGACGCGACCGATAGATCACCGTCGTCAGAAGGATCGATCAGGATGTCGAGAGTGGATATTGTGTCCCCGTCATTCCCCGCCAGCGCCGGAGCGATGTCGAACTGGTAGTCCAGAACATCGGCGGGGTCCTTTGGCGGCCACCGCAGGGGTCCTGCGGGCCGCATGGGAAGCCCGCGCGGGCCGGGGATAAAGCCGTCCAATACGAGCACGCGCGAGGCACTCGGCCGCCAAACATGATTTGCCGTCGTTGCCATCAGCACTTCTTCCTAGTCGTTAAGCAATGCGCCTGATTGCTGGCGCAAGTGACCGGATTTGCCGAAGCCGTCCTTTTGTCGAGCTAATACTCGAGGATGACGAGCCCGCTGGCTCCGACCCCACCCGAAGCGTTCGCTCCGTAGCCGCCACCCGCGCCAGAGCCCGCCGCTTTTCCATCGGCTGGAGCGCCCCCCATATTGGCTCCCCGCCCACCACCACCGAACGCGCCGCACCCGCCATTGCCCGCGGGCACGCCGCCGATCATAGCGCCATCCCCGCCCATGCCGCCGACGAGAAGAATACCTCCCGCCGTCCCGGTGCCCCCCGCGCCGCCATGTGAGTCAGGGTTGGCGGAACCCCCACCCTGGCCGCCGGAGGCAGCCACGACGGATCCGAAGCTCGACGCTCCTCCCGTTCCTCCGGTCGTGTTCGGCGGCGAGGCCGACCCGCTCGCTCCGATCGTGATCGGGTAGGATTGGCCAGGCTGCACGGCGAGGATCGATTCCGCATAACCGCCAGCACCACCTCCACCCCCGCCAAAGCTAGCGGAGCCCCCACCGCCGCCGCCCCCACCGCCAACCAGACGCACGCGCAGGAGACGAACGCCATTCGGCACGGTCCAAGTCATATTGCCGGTAATCAACTGCTGCCGGCTAAAGCCAGGGGTTAAACTCGGCAGCTTGAAAGGCAGAAATGGCGCACTCGGGAGAGCCTGAATGTCCTCAGCATCGACTCCCGCCTTCGATGACGACGTCGTCACGAGGTACAAGCCGATACAGCCCGGATCGGGAGCAGGCGTAACTACTGTGCCGCCGGGTACGGGGCCGCTCGATTTGGCTGACAAGCCAACGCGAGCGACCCGCTGGGTCGGTTGCGTCGCCCCCGAATTGCCCGGCCCAGAGAACGGTACTGTAGGATCCGCCGCGTTCCAGTAAGGCAGAGCCAGGGGCGATACATCTTCCTCCTGCAAGAACGCTTGTACCAGCCAGCACAAGATCATGGATTGGTCCGGCCAAGCCCCGAGCTGTAGGGTTACGGCGTCCTGATTGATGCCCGCTTTGACAAGGAGTGCTGGATCTGCAGCCAGCGAACCATATGCAGATAGGTCGGTGGACGTTTGCACCGATAGGCTACCAGGCCCGATCACAACCGCAAATCCTGACGCCGTGGGCGAGCACGCCAGGCCGTCTATTACGGGTGATGTGCCTATGACCGCCTGGGCAAGCGTCCCCAACGCGACCATCGTGTTGCGCTGAAGGTTAAGCAGGTCGGTATCGAGCGGGATCGAACCGGGATAAACGATCTGGCGGTCCATCGATGTTTCCTACTGAGAGCTCAGGAGCTGATGCGAACCCAGGCCACCCCACCGGCGGGCAAGACCTCGACGACGTTGTTCTGTAAGGTAGCCTGATCCGCACCTGCTCCAAGCGTGGCCGTGATCAGGCACTGCAGCGGCATCTCAAGGGATCCCCACCCGCCCGCTACACACCAAGCCAAGCCTCCTGCCGCGCCATAGGCGCCTGTATCAGCGATCCGACCAGGCTCGAAAATCTGTATCGTGCACCCGGCATCGTATGCAGCAGCCACGAGAGCGGGCCGTGTTGCTCGCTCCCGATGCATGGTCGCCTGGATGCGCCCTCGGAACGTATCATCGGACTCCCCGCTCCGCCGCGGCAAGCGCCCCCCGAAAAAATCCGTGGAGGCCAGATCGAGAAACGTGTCCGTCGTCGTGCCCAGCCGCGACTGCTGTTTCGTAAGCTGGACAAGGGTATAGAGCTGAGCCCATACTGCGCTGAGGCCCGCAACCAAGCCCTGCAGAAGGCGAGGACTATCGGCAAACCAGCGCCCCGGGAGCGTCAGCCGGATGCGCTGCGCCATGTCTACCTGATCACCCGTCACGACGTCACCCCGACGTTCGATGCACGGACCAGTCCGTTCGTAGGCGGATCCAAGTCAGCAGCTACGCCGTTAATCGTCAGTGCCGAAACGCTCGTGACGTCGGAATCGGAGTCGTGTGCGATCTGATAAATGCGGGAGAGCACCACGGGAGCTCCGATGCCTAGTCCATTGACATAGCCCAGCACCGCCGCCCTCACCGTCGCTAGCGACTCGGGCGGGCCCGCCACCTGCATTTCAATGTCCACGCTGATCACGGTGGGCGGTTGAACGCTGAAGGTGCCTCCAATGGGCCGTACCGCTTCGATCGCAACGCCAACCTGCTCCACCAGAGCCGCGGAAGGCGCTCCAGTGCCGTCGTCAACCGTGACGGTGAAGTGGCCGGCTCTCGGCGCGCCCGAGCTATCGACGCCTTCGGCGATTGTGTATGTGAGACCCTGCTGAAGCGATTGTATTGCAAACCCTACGGCTTGTGCCGTCGCCCGAGTTCGGCTGTCTATAAAGCCGCCGAATCTAGTCCGCAATGCTGAGTCTGACTCCGCATCCAAACCACCCTGCATCGGCCCTGTATTCGTGACCGAGTCTACGCCCGGAATGGCACTGGACAGCATGACGACCGCGCCCGCTTGCACGTTGCCCGCCTTTCCGAGTGTCTGCGCCGCTACCGGCACCGTCACCTGCAAGCTGGCGGCAGACATCTGATACCCGGCACCCTGCCAGGCTGAGTTGGTTACGTCGGCAGTAACGGCGAAAATCTGTGCATTGGCGTCAGTTCCCGTCCGTGCCAAGGCTCCCACCGGGATCACAGTGGCAAGTCCGGCCGTGGTACGGCTGAAGGTCACTTGGCCGGCCGCAGCCGTGGCCGGCAGCCGGGACATCCCAAAGTCAGCAACCCAACTGTCGAGGTCCGCTCCATTGCTGGTTGCGGCCCGAGTCGTCGAAAGCACCTCCATAACGAGCCACTGCACCCAAAGACCCACGGACGCGTTCGCCTCAAAAACTGCCCGAAGAACGCTTCCTACAGTGACGTCGATCAGCTGGACGCAAGAGGCGCTGGCGGCCAAAGCCTGGCGCTGAACGCTCGAGGTGAAATCAAGCAGTGAAAGCTGCATCACGACCCCGGGACGTTGATGGTGAGGGACTGAGGCGTCGCCGTGTCCGCGTCTGCATACCGGATCTCCACCGAAAGACTCCCATCGGGATCAGACTGCACAGCAATAACCGGTTCAGGCGTCGTTGCCACGGCTGCTTCCATCGACATCTGCGACAGGATCAGCGCCTTGATCGCCGCCGGATCAGCAGGCTGGCCTACGTACTGAGCCAACCCCGCGCCGTATTCGGGGTGCCAAACATAGTCTCCCGGATTGGTCAGCAATCGCCTCAGAACACGCTCCGTACCGAGAGCCGGACCTGAGACGGTTGCCAAATCCCCCGTCGGGGATGTTTCGAGGTCACCCGCCCAGCCAACGTCCAAATCCACCATCGTAGGCCTCTAATCTTGCGGGTTCGGTACCCCTGTCGTCCCACCTTGTGGGACCGTATGGCGATGCTCGTTGTAGTGTCCCCGTAGAGCTGCAAGGGACCCGTGCTTGTCATACACGTCGCCATTGACGTGCAGGTCGCCCTCTACTGCGATCGTTCCGTCATTGAGCAGGCGCACGTAGCTGCCGCTCTGATGGGTTATCCAAAGCTCTCCCACCGGAGTGGCCGGTGCCGTGGCGCTCTGGCTCCATGCCCGCCCGATCACAACTCCGTTCTCGGCATTGCCTTCTTGCGGCAGTACCAAGACCTGGTCTCCAGGACTAGGCGGGCATGACAATCCCCAACCAGCTCCGACCCAAGGGCTCAACAGCGGCAGCCATCCCGTCAGCACCTGCTCCGGCTGCAACTGAACGCGTACTGTCGCCGCCGCAGGATCAACCGAGGTAACCGTCCCAAACCGCGGCTGTCCTGTCGCAGCATCTTGCGCTCCAGAATGCCCTTTCAACGCGTTCAGCAGGCGGTCCACTAGCCAGCACCCTGCAACGATATCCGCTGAGTGAACCCTCTCCGAACATCCAAATTCCGAGTCAGTTGAGAAACCTTGTAATCTCGGTCCCAGACGGTTCCCGTCCCACTCACTGAAACTCGACTGCGGGAGTTCAACTCCAGCTCCCCCGGCATCGTGGCCGTTGCTGTCCACTCGTGCCGCACAAGATCGGCAAGCGTCCGGTTCGCCAGCAGCTGCGCCTCATCAGCCGTGAGATTGGGTCTCGTAATGGAGTGTTTGAGTGTGGTGCCCCCGTTACCTGCGCTGGCCGTCTCTGTCACGGATGTTCCAGAGCGGGTGCCCCAGCTCCGAACCGTGACCTCAATCTGCCGCGCGAGCGTCAACGAGTGTTCCAGTTGCAGGGTGATGCAATTCTCCTTTCGAAGGACGAACACACCGTCGCTTGACGAAGGGCCGAAGCAGAGTGTTGCTCCTGTCATGAAGAGATCGAAGCCTTCCAGTCCGGCAAGGACGGCCAGGAGGTCCCACTCCGTCGTCGCCTTCGCAAACTGCCCTAGGGTCAAGACATCATGCTCCGCCTGGTAGTAGCGCCCGATCGGTGTCGTCGTCTGCTCCACGTCTGCTTGTAGTCCATGTCGGGAGGCAAACGTCTGCGCCACTTCGCTCGCGGTCCTATTAGCGAAGGTCTCGTCTACCCGCGCCTCGATCAGCATCGACGAGAGATCCCGGCCCTCGACATCCATTACTCCGTGGATGGCGTCCAAGCTCACGCAATCCGCCAAACCAACCAGGACGCTGGTCCAATCTCCATCCAAGGTAACCGAGATCTCGAGCCGTGCCCCGGGCACCTGAAGGGAATCTTCGGGAGTTGCGCTTGCGGCGAGGCGAACACGGAATCGGTCCGCTCCAAAGTGATTGTTGGCAAAGATATCGGCACCGATTACCCCGGCAAGCTCCGACCCGTCCAACGTCACCCGCAGCCGGGGCGCACGGACCTCACTTGCCAAACCCGCCTCCTGCGGTCGGGTCAACCGGCGGGAGCTGAAGGGTGAGCAGACCCTGTAGGATCGGGTCATTGAGCCCGTTCAACGCCGCGATCCGGTTCCACTGCGTTGCGTCACCGAGCGTCTGGAGTGCTACACGAAATAGGTCCCCGCCGGCCACGGTCACGGAATTCATAGGTTATTCTCGTTAAACGCCCAAGCCGATACCGTCTGCGCGAGCTGACCCGAGGCCGCGACCGCCACCGCAAGCGAGGATGAGGTCAATCCAGCCGCCGAGGACGTGATCTGGCCATTCCAGTCCGACGCCGCAGGCCATACCGCCAACTCCGCCGTTGTTGGCGGGGCAATCGCCGCATCGATCGCATCGCTCGTGCTCTCGGGCACGACGCAGAGTGTAATGCGGTACGGAATCCAGAAAGGATTCGAAACGTCAGCCGCGAACTCTTGTATGATTACGTCAAACAGCCAAGCATCCCAAGAAAGCGGCCAAGTCGCCCCGCCCCGGCGCACCAATTCCAAGGCTCTGACCCGCGCCGCCGCATCCTGACC